TTAAAAAAATATGCTACAAGCCCTTTGTCAAGAAAAGACTTGTTAGAATTAGAAATTAACCGATTAAAATAAGGATTCATCATGCCAATGGACAAATCAGGGTCAGCCCAAAGCGTAGGTAAAAACTACAAAACTGAGGTAGCTGCTGGAAAGCCAAAGAAACAAGCCTTGGCTATTGCCTTAAATGAAGAGCGCACCCACGCAAAAGGTAAGCGCAAAGCTAAATTAGAAGAGTCTTACGCTAAATACATAGCCCAAAGCGCATGAAACCTGGTCTTTACGCTAATATCCACGCAAAGCAAAAGCGCATAGCTGCTGGCTCAGGCGAAAAAATGCGTAAACCTGGCAGCAAAGGCGCTCCAACGGCTAAAGACTTTAAAGAATCCGCCAAAACAAGAAAAGAAGTCATTACTGACAAAATGAAGGATATGTAATGAAACACATGACAAGAAGCTACCCTCCAGAAGATGCTATGTTGCGTAACCACAAAGATTCCACGCTTGAAAAGCAACAAAAAAAGCGCCAAGAACACAATCCACCCCTAGAGTTAAATGTAGGCGGTAAAGGCGACATTCTGAATAAAAAAGAGAACGCTAGAATGAGGCGCAAAGAAGCATTGTCAAAGGCCATGAACAAATATCACGACCCCGATATTGTTGGTTAAAACCAAAATCGGAATGCCTCTGGTTTGAGGTTCATGGTCAAAAAATCGGAATTCCTACCATTTAGGGTTCATAATCAAAAAATCGGAATTCCTAGGGTTTGGGGTTCAAAGTCGTTTTTCCATCATTTGCTTAAGAGATAGACAGGCCATCCCAATATGATTAGGCGGCTTTTGAGCGCCTGTTTCCCATCTGGTATATGTAACCCTATGCACCCCTAAAAGCCTCGCTGCGCCCTCTTGGGTGAGTCCTAGCGCCCTTCTCCATTGGAAGAGGTTGTATTCCATAAATGCTCCGCAAAAAAAGAAGGGAGCGAACCCCCCTTATGGTTAATCAATAATGCTTAATACTCTAGCCCTGCCATATCCATCATGGCGCATTGGTTTGCAATCATAAGAGTCCTCATAGCTTTAAGAGCGTTTCTAATCTGATACTTGCTGAAATCATCCTTTTCCATATCAGCTAGGATAAATTGAAGGATAGAAAACATATTGTCATAGTCCTCATAGGCCTCATAGATTGCATAGGCTAAAATGTCCTCCTTAGCCATAGGCTTAAATTTGGTCTTTTTAGGTGCTGCTGATTTATTTGTTGTCATTTTTAATCCCCTTATTGAAAGTTTGTAAATACTCTAAAACAGGCACTATGTCATTTTTCTGAGTGTTAAAACACTTAGCCAATTCATAGTTCCAAGTTTCATAAATTGCTTTACCTGTGGACTTTTCCACGATTACCCAAGAACTCATAAATCCTCCCCTATCAATCTGCCTGTGTCTGTTTTGTAATTGTGTGCCAGCTCATCTAACAGCTTGGATAATTCAAAGGCCATATCTTTTTTGCTGCCATCTAGGATGCCATGCACACGCTCATAGATATATTGAGTGGCTACGCTGCTATTGCCGAATCCGTTATCCATCTTAAATCCCCCTTTAAATGCGTTAAATTAGATAATTCCTTTGGAAGTCAGATACCAGGTAAGCTGCCCCGCAAAGAAAAGAATGACCAACAATGCTAAAGCCTGCCAATTTTTAATTTTTATCATGATTAAGCCTCTACCTTATTAGATATAGCCTGACCTGCTACTAATTGAGCTGCTACCCATACCATTGCATTGCGGAACATTTTGCCATTGTCTAGATTGTCTGTAATAGACATAGGTAGCATTCCTGTTTCTTCTTTCCACTCTCCTACGATTGCGTGTAAATCATCTGAATATTCGTTGTATAGGTCAGTTGTTTCGTTGTAGTAAATCATTCCACTTACTCCACCTTCACAGCCATGAGTTGCAATGTCTGCCAGCTCCTCAACGCTGTAATTGTCTGCCATATATTGAGTAAAAGATTTAATTGATTGCATTGTAATTCCCCTTTTAAAACGATTGATAAAGTGTGCTGCTAATCGTTAATGTAGCGCATAACTACACTTTTGTGTGAGTTATTTTTGCTTTATAACTAAATATTCTGAATATTGTGGTTTTTACAGCATAACTACTGTTTTATGTTATATTGCGTCTAATAAATTCAATTACTTAGATTTATTGACTACTGTTTTATACAGAAAGACTATGGAAAACTCCAAAGCTATAACTAAAAGCTATGACAATCTAACCATCAATGAAGATGGCTCGACAGTTAAAAAGATTCCACCTGGATTGACTAACGCTGGTAAAGGTAGACCGCCAGGAACACCTAATAAAGTGACCAACATAGCTAGAGAGGCCATTGCTAAATTCGTGGATAAGAATAGCCCTCGAATGCAAACATGGCTCGAAGATGTAGCGCATGGCATCCCAAAAACTGACAAAGAGGGATGTATTAAATACGACAAAGACGGAAACACAATATGGCTTGTGCAGCCCAACCCAGAAAAAGCCTTTCTAATGTTGCAAGCTGTGATGGAGTATCACCTCCCCAAATTGGCTAGGCAAGAAGTCGTTGGAGATGAGCAAACCCCTCAGAGAATGGTTATATCTTGGAAGCGCCCTGAATGAGTGAAGATGGAGTATTGAATGTAGAGCTTGATTACTGCCCTCGCCAGGTATTCGAGGACTTCCACGATAGGCAAGAAAGATGGAGCGTCATAGTAGCCCATAGGCGGTGCGGTAAGACTGTTCTATGTATCAATGACCTAATATATAGGGCACTAATGGAGGACAAGCAAGATGGGCGCTATGCTTATGTCGCCCCCTATATGTCCCAGGCTAAGACCATAGCCTTCGATTACCTTCTCAAATACTCTAGACCTGTAATGACTAAGTCTAACCAGGCGGAGCTATGGGTGGAGCTAATGAATGGAGCGAGAATCCGCTTATTCGGTGCAGACAATCCAGATACATTAAGGGGGCTATACCTTGATGGAGTAGTCTTAGACGAATATGCAGACATGAAGCCCTCTATCTTCGGTGCTGTCATCCGCCCATTACTTGCAGACCGCAAGGGCTGGGCTACATTCATCGGGACACCTAAAGGTCACAATGCCTTCTGGGAGGTCTACAACAACGCTACACAAGATAAATCATGGTATGTCAAAGTCTTACGGGCTAGTCAGACGGGGCTACTTGAACAGTCTGAGCTAGATGATGCAGCTAAGACTATGACCCAAGACCAATACTTACAAGAATTTGAATGTGACTTTGAATCTGCAATTCTCGGGGCTTACTTTGGTAAAGAGATGCGAGCTTTGACGGATGGGGGTAGGATTCGGGAGATTGAGTATGACCCACTATTCCCTGTCCATACCGCATGGGATTTAGGCTATTCTGACGACACCGCTATTTGGTTTTTCCAAGTAGTGCATGGGGAGATTAGGTGTTTAGATTATCACTCCTCTAACGGGCAACCAGTCGCCTTCTATGCGGGGGTTATCCAAAGCCGAGAGAAAGAACGAGGCTATGTGTATGGAACACATTGGCTACCTCATGACGCTAGGGCTAAGACGCTCTCATCTAACCGCAGCGTAATTGAACAACTTGGCGATAAAATCCCTTTAAAATCAATTAAGATTGCGCCTAATTTAAAACTGCAAGACGGCATCCAGGCGAGCCGACTAGCTTTGACTAGGACATGGTTTGACCATAAATGCACAGACGGCATAGAGTGCCTTCGCCAATATCAAAGGGAATATGATGAAGATAAAAAGGTATTCAGGGATAAGCCTCGCCATGATTGGACTTCTCATGGTGCTGATGCTTTTCGTTATTTAGCGCTGACTTGGAAAGACGAAGCGAAAATAGTAGACCCTGAAGCGCCTGTAAGGGGGGTATTTGTCGGGCAAACTGAAGTATCTCTTAATGAGTTATGGAAAGAAACCAAAGTAAAAACAAACAATAGAATATAAAAAAGGTAAAATAAGCAAACATTTCGCCAAATATTCAAACATTAAGGCAACTCTATGGCAAACGATAAAGCAACAGTAGACCACACCTATGAGGATTGGTACAAGACAATTATGGGCTATGAGCGCTCATATAAGCGTTGGGAAGCTAGAGTAGACCGCATAGTAAAAAAATACAAAGATGATTCCAGGTACGACAGAAATCCTAATGCTCGATTTAACATCCTCTGGAGCAATGTTCAGACTATTCAGCCAGCTATCTTTGCAAGACTTCCTAGACCTGATGTTAGCCGTAGATTTAGGGACAATGACCC